AATAGCGCTATAGTCAAAGTCAATATAGATCTTATCTCCATACTGAGGAGCGAGCCATCTATTCAATTCATCTCTGATTTTATTTAGCTCTGGAATTACAGCATTTTGATAAAGCGCTTTTTTTGCTTCCTTCATATTGTTGTAAGTTGTGCTGTCTGTATTATTTAAAAGCTGTACTGGAACATTATAGATATTACATAAATCCTTAATAGTGGCGTTATATTGTTCTATAAGAGATAGATCAGAAGCATTAAGTCCAAAGTTTACCCAGCTGAGTTTCTTAGGTGTTATAATAACATCTCCAGCATTTTCACTTCCCTGGTATTGCTGCTTGAATTTTTCTTTTAATGCTCTAGCTTGAGTTTCATTTAAATCTCCTTCATCAGACATAAGCACCCCCCTAGCTGTTTGATTCTGTAAATATTTTACTCCTGTAGTTAACGCCTGGTTATTAGCATCCATTACTCTGAGTCCAGCTTTTAGTGGAGACATTCCATAAAGATGTGATCCAGTTCCATCATAATAGAGGTTATTATCCTTTATATGGCAGATTTCATCAGCTGCTATTTTATATGATCCATTATAAGATAAAGTATATTCCTTTACTGGCTGCATAATACCTCCAGAGTTGATTTCTATTTTTTGAGATGGTAATATGTAAAGCTCCTTATATTTACCAGCTCCTATACCTGTCTCTGGCGCTATACCATAGATATATCTATTTCCAGTAAGTTTTCCAAAAGCTATAATTTCTTGGATCCAGCTGGAGTAGCTTTGAGCTGGATTAGGTCTATCTAGTAACTGATGTAACTCAGTACCCTCCAATTCTACTAATGCTTTTTTTTGTAGCATTTTAGCTTGCAGCACTGTATTTCCGTTAAACTCTCCAGATGTTAGAGCTTTATATCTTTTTAAGTCGTTTTGTTTTTGTATTTCATAAACTTGAAAAGGAATATTTGTCGCTGCTTTAGTTATTAAATTAACTATTGAGTAAATAGTAGCGTTATACCTATATCCTTTATCAATATAAGTATCATCATTTTCTGGATTCCAAACTAAGGAATCGCCTAAGTAGTTATAAATAGCTTTATTAAAATCTATATGAGTTTTAGATGCGCTTTTAGAAACAATGTTTTTGAATCTATCTAGTAGAGATGCCATTAAGTCGATTTATTTTATTATACAAAAATAGTAATTAAATTACAAAGAAATCAGCACGCTTAGCGTATTGACTATAAACTCCATATCTGATTGCGTCCATAGCGTGATTAAAGCGATCCACTGGTTTGTTTATGATAGTTCCATCCTTTATTTCCTGCCAGTAATAGTTGTTATATTCTTTTATTATGTTTTTAGATTCCTGGGAAACTATTATATTAAATTCTTTAAGTAATGATATACCAGCGTTTATAGATCCAGTTCCTTTTACTGCTGGTTTTACAAACATTCCTAAACGTTTCATTTCCTCTCCACTCTTCGGCTCTGCAGCATCATAGAAAATTAATGTTTGATCATAACCTAAATGTTTTAGCTCATCTACTATGTCACTGTTTGTTAACCCTGTTTTATATATAAGCTCATGGATATATATGTTATCTCCTTTACGAACTATGTAGTTTGCTGAAGTAGGATCATTAGTATATCCAAAATCTAATCCTATAACGCCTTCTGAATCTCTATCAAATTCTGGAAAATCTACATGAGGTATAAATGTCCAGTTGGTAAATATTTGTCGAGCTGAAAAAACCGCCTTTTGACCTTCACCGAATACTCTCCAGTAATCTGGATCACGCTCTCTCATCCTTTCAATCTCGTAAACCAGGTCATCTGGGAGAAATTTATTGTCTTTGTAGGTTGTTATCCAGGTATCACAATCATCTCTAGGTATAATTTCATCATAGATCCAGTGTACAGGATCAGATGGATTAAAATCTAAAATCATAAAATCAGTACATCGCATATTTATCTGGCGAAAGTCCTCCATATTTAACTCATTCGCCTCGTTTAAAAAACCTATGTTGCGCTTTCTCCCTCTGATTTTCTGGCTGTCATCGACAGATAGGAACTCTACTAAATGATTTGAATAAGTAAAATGACCTTCTACTTTATTTAGATTAGCGCCATTATCAAACATTCCTACAGCTTCTGCTATTTCTAAAAAATCCCTTTGTACAGATCCTTTTAATGCTGGAAGTGTTTTTCTTATAATTGAAATGACTAGCGGCTCTTTAACCTCTGTCATTAACCAGATCAAGTATTGACATATAGCATAAGTTTTACCAGATCTAGTACCCCCCTGGTGAACTCTTAGGCGTGCTGTAGAACTCTTTAAATCGTAAAACTGTCTATTTACCTTCTGGATCATTTCCCTGGTCTGCTGGGATCCATTCTATTACTCTTGATTTTAATCCCCCTGTTTGTCTTATTTCCTGCTTAGTTCCGTTTAATCTATGAGCTTCATGCTCCTCTGAAATCATCTTCATAGCTGCTATCTGTAATGATGGAGTTTCTGAATTAATCCAGTTAGATAACATCTTTGTTTTTTTTCCAACTCTCATTTCCTCGACTGCCTTTTTTATAGCGTCCGATTCATGTAATTTATGATTATAAAAAGTTTCTTTAGAGCAAGGCAAAAAAGCTATTATATGCTCCATAAACATTAATTTGTGCTTATTGATTGCAATCAGTGCTTTTTTCTCAAGTTCTTTTGTATCGTAAGCCATTTAATTTTTTTTAAACCAGTGAATATTAAATCCAAATATAAATAAGAAAAACTGTAGAGTGTGTCTTTTGTCATCTCCTAAAACCTCTATCATTTCTATATCCTCATTAGAGTAGTTAATGCCAAACATCAAACCATATACAGGAAAAAAATCAACTTCTAACATCTTTGTATTTATTGTACAAAAATAAGTAAAAATCCCAGATAGCTTGCTGGTAGTTTTTTTTCTCATGTAATTTATTAGATGTACGAGCTACTCCATCGATAACATAAACTAATATAAATTTATTGTCTCTAGGTTTAGGATATATACGAATATCATTATCATCACACCATTTAAAAGCATTATAGTGTTGCTCTTCAGTATTTACTACTGGTTGTTTATATTTTTGTTTTTTTGCCATAATTAAAAAGGTACTTTGTCGTGTACTACTGTAAATCTTTGTTTTTTCTCATCTATTGACTTATATACCCCCCCATCCTTAAAATCTGGAGCAAGAGTAAACATGCCCTGGCTGCCATTTTCTTTGCGCTTTACCTTTTGTATATGCATCTGTACAGCATCAGATTTGTATTTAGTAATCTCGCCTAGTGATCTGTAAACTGTAACACAATTAAATGCCTTATTAAAAAAATCACTTGATCCAGAAATATCATATGGAGTTGGAACTTGATAAATACCAGATTCACTTATAGACATTTTTCTAGGATGCGCCACTAGAAAAAGATGAGTTTTTGTCTGCTGGCAAAACTGAGTAATTTTAGAAAGCATAACACCTATATATGAGTGATCTCTTTGAGCTGAATGGTCAAGCATATTCCAGGGATCAATTACTAAAAGATTAACACCTTTTTGAAATACCAAATCTCTAAACGCCTCTAGTATGCCATCAAGAGTTAAATTATCTAAATCTATTTTTACGAAATAAAAATGCTCCTCTATAAAATCTTTAGTATTATTTAAATCTTCATTAGTACAAATACGTTCATTTAATTTGTTTGCTAGTCGTTTAATATGACCTTCATATGGAAATGATTCTGGAGCAAAAAAAGCTGTTCTATGTCTATAATTTACAGCCATATTACAAGCTATCTGATCTACTACGTCTGATTTACCAGAGTTTGGAATACCAGTTACCACCGACCAAGAACCTTCGAAATCAATTTTAAAATAATCATCGCTATTACCTAATCCTACAGAATAGTTTTTTATACCATTTTCATTATAATTTAATACATCCTTCCATATATCATTTACATTTACTACGCCTTCCAGTGGAAAATGTTTTGAGGTTTTTAAAATGTTTCTTAGTACTTCAGCACCTTTTTCAATTAAAACCTCATTAGCGTCCTTAAAATCGCCAAATTCTACATACTTACAGCGATATTGTCCAAACCTTCTAGCGAGTTCATTTCTTAGAGACAATCCTGGCTGATCATTATCAGTACATAAGATAATTTCTTTTTTGTCTTTAAAATATTCCCAGCAGTTATCTAAGTAATCTAGGCGCTGATTACCTTTAGATGCGCCATTAGGTACTGAGCATACAGAATAAATACCAGCTTCATGCAGTGACAAAGCATCCATTTCTCCTTCTACAATATAAATAGTAGGCATTTCGTTAATAGAATCTAAACCATAAAATATAAGCTCAGCTCCAGAAACCATTTTAAAATTCTTTTGTCCATCTCTGAATTTACAGTTTATGAGTTCACCTTCTCTGAAATAATTAAAGTTTATAGCATTTCTCTCTTTACGAGCTTGAGGAAAGTATTCTATAGATTCGCCTATTTTCCAATGCGATAAAGTAGCTTCTGTAATACCTCTTTTATTAAACCATTTTATAGTTTTTTCTGATAAGTTTGTTTTTGCCTCTGGAGGTTTTACAAATTCTTTTTTTGGTTTAAAATTTACATTACCACTCCATCCGCAGTTATGACAATTATAAACGCCTTTATCTAAATTTATAGATAAGCAGGGATCTTTTTTATTTTTTCTAGTGTGTGAGCATTGCGGACATATTACCTTTTGCTCTATAGCATTACCTTTTGGAGTAATACCGATATTTATAAATTCATTATAATTCATTTTATAGTTTGTTTAATTTGTTTAAAAATATAAATTCTGATTCTGATAGCAAATTTTTTAGTTCTAAAACATAAGATTCGACTTTTACTTTTTTAATATTTTCTTTTTGAAATAACTGATCATTAGTGGCAAATCCTTTAAATATAAACTCTGGATATTTACAATGAAAAAAAGCAAACCCCCCCACATCTGATTTAGAATAAACTGGAGTCATTAGTGGTAAATCCTTTTCAGTTACCTTTACATCTATGGTTATACCATTCCAGGTTGCATCATAAACATCAGTACCTTTAGCTTTAGAAGTATTACCTATAGAAAAATCACAATGGATGTTATAATGCTTACAAAATATAAATTCAGCTCCAAAACCGATAATGTTCCTGTAGAGGTGTTTATCATCATTGGCGGCAGTACCTTTTCCGTTTACTCCTGTTAATTCTTTATTTTCTTGTCTAGCTTCTGCAGTTAGCTCTACTATCTTCTGCTCTAATGGTTCTAATATATATTTATTACCTATTTTAAACATGGCGTTTTTAAAAGAGATTCTTTCTTATTCTTTATATCATTAATTAAACTATTATCTCTAGCATTTTTGTTAATATCTACTTGACGTTTTTGCGTATATGTCTGTGCATTTTTGTCAACATCATATAAGCAAATTTGGATACTACGCTTTATCATCAGCTAGTATATCAAATTCTTTACCTCCAAATTTTTTAATAAATCTATCTAGTTTGGAAACTCCCTTTTTTTTATCTCTCATGCCTGCTATAGATAAAAAGTTACTTGACCAGAAGTCATCATCCACTGCCTTTTTACATATCCAGTAAAGCTGCCTGGGATTTACATCATCTTTAGTATCGCATAATCTAATAACATTAAGCCAGTTTATTTTCTGCAGAGTTGTTTTTGGCTGGTATCTATTTTCAAATAATATTTTAATATGATCATAAGCAGTAATATACTTTTTATCGAAATCAGTCACTTTTTTAAAAGTGGCGGTATTATCTTTTATATTATTCTTATTATTATTACTATATATATTAACCTGGACATTTTTGTCCCCACCCTGGGGATCTTTTTGTCCCCCCTGGACATTTTTGTCCATAGGGTAAGAGCTGTTTATTTTTATGGTTCTTTTTACAACTCTTTTAGTTTCTTTATCGTATTCCATAACAGAAGATATATAGTTTAAATCCTCTAGCTGCTTAACCCATCTAGAAACAGTTTTTTTATCTACATCATACAGCTCTGCAAAATATTTATTCGATGCCCAGGAATAACCTTTTTTATTTGATAAAGCTGTAATCTCGCCAAAAAGTAGTTTAGCATTTGGGGATAGTTTGTCATCATACCTAACCTCGGCTGGTATTATAGCATAGTAATTTGGTTTCATAGTTTGACTATGTAGATTCTATTAGTTTTTTAATTCTATCGCAAAAACATCGAATGTCTCCAAAAATTTTATTAAACTCATCTAAAGTTATTTTATCATCTTCAAATAATTCCCATAAAACTTCAATTAGTAAATCATATTCAGCTCTTGTCATAGTGCCTACATATTCAAATCGGACTGAAATATCTCCAGCCGTGGTGTTTGTGCGCCACATTCTCTGATCTATTTCATTCCAATAAACATTTTTATAATCAGTCATAAGCCATATAATTGTCTATAATATTTTTTGCAGCGTCAAATGTATTACACCACTGCGCATCCCAGGAGGCGTTTTTAAGACGCTCTAAGCAGTTTAATTGATTTTCTGTAGGTTTATTATATCCTACTTTTAATTCTATCGCTAAACCGCTGTAATTCGTTTTCGCTTGAAATATTAAAATATCTGGAACTCCTGCAGTTCCGCCTAAGTATTTAAACTTATAGCGCTCAAATGGAGATCTTTTACCCTCATTAGGTACATGAATAGCAAAAACTCCAGGATATTGCATTTTAATATAAGACATCACGCTGTTTTGAAGTTGATCTTCTTTTGTTAAATATTTTGCGAATGGATTCTTTTGTGCCATACATGAAAATTCCTGGGTGAATAACTTTTGGTATAATAATTTTTTTAGGTATCCAATTATTTGCCTTTAAACTATTCACTTGTTTATACAAATCTAAATATTTCCTGTTAAAATCTGGATCTGTTTGTCTTAAATCCTTACAGCTTCTAATATTATGCAAAGCTGTAGCATGATCTCTACTTAATGATTTACCTATTTTAAATAAACCATATCTAGTAAATTCTCTACATAAACCAAAATAGATTTTTCTAGCATCAACTAAATGCCTACGCCTACTTTTTACGTTTAATTTATAACCGAAATAATTTTCTACTATAAACTGTATTTTATATAATTCCATTTTTTAAAGTATTAAAGATCCATCTTCATTATATCCAGCAGCCGAATAACCTTTAGCAGATCCTGTTATTAAGTAAAATCTCCAGTCAGATAAAGCTCTTAAATATGCTTGTCTGCCTAGTTCAATGTCTTTGTCTCCTAATCCATAAACTTCTACGCTATATGGATGTTTTGTTTCTACTGTTATAAACCTAAAATTTTCTGGAGGAAATCCTAATACATCAGAATAAAAACACGCCTGCAAGTGATAAGCGTATTTATATAAGTCCCTTTTAAAAGCTATAGGAGAGTTATCTTGACAGGTTTTAACATCCCCTATCCAATTCTGTTTTTTGTCAAATACGTCTGGGCGCACCCTTATATCTACTCCTTCCATTTTACCATAATGAGAAAGCTCTACAGTTCCATTACAATATTTTTGCGCTAGGTCATGCTGTTTATAATTTTTCATAATACCAGATATAATAGTCATATCCTCGTCCCTTAAACATTTGCGATCCCCTGCTAGCTTATCGTGTTTAGCTTTTATCTGCTTTCCCTCTTTAGTGCGCCCATCGTATTTAGGCAGTAAATAATAATCCTGGTCAAATTGTTTTTGACCTTCTAGCATTAAAGTATGTACAGCTGTACCTAAAGCCATTGCTGGAGTTTCTGTAAAGCTGTCATTTAGATAATGATAAACAGATTTTTTATATATCTTTTTTAAACCACTAGCCGAAATAGCACTATTTGAGTGATATTCAGCATTAGTGTCTGATTTAGTATTTAATATCATTTTGTTCTAGTTTTTGTTTGAGATATGAATTTTCTCCTTTGAGCATTGTCACTTCATTTCTTGAATTAGCTAAATATTCTAGTAACACAATAATTCTCTCCTCCATAAATTTTTTATCATCCTCTGGAGTGCTGTCGTAAACATCTACATCATTAAAAAAATCCATAATTATATAAATAATGGGAGGAGTTTTACCCCCTCCCTGGTTAATTAAAATGGCAAATCATCCTCTTCCTGCGCAATAGGATTAACTTGCTTTATAGTTCTTTGACTATCTGGTTTCCAAGTATTAAGCTCTAGATAAATTCCATAATCGCCATTTTTAATCTGAAATTTTAGCTGTTTATGGGTTTTTCCATCCTTATCCTTATAATCTATTAGATCATCTTTTTTTTCTTTACACCACTCTAAAAAATCTTTTGGCGTTATATACATATCACCCAAAACAAAATCTGGAGATTTATCTCCTTTTGGGAATGTTATCACTCCTCTAGGTCTGTTTGGATTTTCTTTTTTTACTTCTTTACTCATAATTTTAGATTTTAAATTTATTTATTATTTGTTGTTTGTACTCATTTTTCATATTATAGGCAGAGAGTACAGTTTCCGCCTGTTTTTTAGTACCTTTTAAAGTAGCTTCTAACTCTGATTTTTTAAGCCAGGGTTTTTCATCGGTTTTAGATAGCTCTTGTATGTCAGCTGAAGCTGGTAAATCCTCTCCAGCATAAATATAATGTCCAAGTCCATGCATAGCCAGATTTTTAGTTAAACATCTCATTAAAGTAGAGTTAACCTGGAAAGCGTTTGGTTTTGTTACAGTTTGATTTCTGTTATCTAAAATAGGTAACCACATTGGCAAAGTATCTCCATCTATGGTAACTCTTGTATAGCAAAAACCTCCAAAAGCATTATTAAAAGCTAATGGTAATTTTGTTTTTTTATCTTTATAATACCAATATTTAGCACTAGGATAGCGCTTTTTAACCTCTCCCCATGCCCACGCCCAGGATAGATATGATAGATTACCTTTTTTCTCGACTTTATCGCTAACATTTACAGCTGATAAAACCTCAAATACTGATTTTTCTTTTTTCATAATTCTAGATTGTTTAAGTTTAATTTTAATTCTTTGAGCTTTATAAGCTCTGCATAAGTAAAGCGCCCAGGATCTTGAAGTTTTCTTTTAAGCGTATCATAGGAAATACCTAAATGATCAGCTACATCTACTCTCCTAAGTCCTAGGCGTTTTATCTCGTTTATAAATTCTAATTCTAAGTTATTCATATATAAAAATAAAAGGGGAGTTGCCTCCCCTGGTTAATTATTTATTTATTATAGATAATCTGTTATTAATAAAATCAGTTTTAAATTTTGTTTTACTAAATGAAATGGCATTATCTAAAAACTCTTTTAACATATAAGTCCCATCAGATGATCCGAAACCTTGATCAGAATCTCTGTAATCCTCTGTCCAGCTCATAGCTACCTCTGTAGCTATTTCGTTTAAATCTTTATTATTAATTTCAGATCTAACAGCAAACCAGTTGTCTACTGATTCAGCTTTAAATATTAATGTTTCTGGCTGTATTAAAAAATCGTAATTTGTCATAATTTCTAAGTTTTGTTTTAGTTGTTTGTTGATGTAAAAGTACGCAAATATTTGTAATTTCCTAATAAATCTTTAAAATATTTTAAAAAAAAATCCCCATTCAAGTAAAAACCATCCTGGGGATCAGCAAACAAAAGGGAATCTTTATGCTATTCGGCTATTGATTTATAAGTACTAGCTACGTCATCATCCTGGTTCGGTATATGTAAATTAACCCTCACCTCTGCATCTTTGACGCTAAAAGTCATTGAATCTATGTAGGCGCTTACTGGCTCTTGCAGGGTATCTATTCCAAAGTCAATCCATATTTTATTATGTAAACCAATATTTTTAGTATTTATATTTCTAAATGTACCCTCATATTTAGTCAAATAATCTCTTGAGTCATTAATAATTTCCTGGGTAATAATAGCTTCTAATGTTTTATTAGAACTATCTCTAGGTCTTTTATAATCGCCTTGTATTTGACCTACAAAATTTTCATCTGATTTCAATTCATTTGACATTATATTTTTAGTTTCATATTTACCAGTAAAACCGCCATCATAAGAAAATCTACTTCTAACATTTGTAACCTTGTTAAAGTTTAATTCTATTTTTTCTGCTATTGTGAAATTATCAAAATAAGTCATATCTCCAGCAGTGTAACCTAAACCAGATGCGCCTAAAATACCTACAGAAATATTAACGTCATTATCATTAGTATCATATTCAAAAGGTTCTATGATTTTAGAGAAACCCACCCATTTATTTATAACTGTATTTTTTATACCAAATTGTCTGCCTGGGTTTGATGAAGCGTCATTAGCATAAGTAATCCATTTTTTTTCCTCAAAATCATACATATAATCTGGCGATCCGTTTCCAGAAGTATCTATTATAGCAAATATTGGATATCTATAACTGGCGCTAGTTGCTGATCCTGGAGCTATATGATATGATAGTCCTATTTCTATAGGGACTCCCTGTCTAACAGTATTTGCAGTTATGTCTGATTTAATTAATGGCGCAGTAACTATCCCCCCTTGTACTTTAAAATATTTATTACCAGACAATGCCTTAACAGTAAAATCATTAGATTCTACTACTCCAATAACATCCATATTAGTAACATCAGATCCTATAGTCCACTCATCAGTTCCATAAAGAAACTGACTATTTTGATTTATAAAATTTAACTCAGCTAATTCAGTAACAAACCTAGTTTCAAGCATTGGTTTCTCATATAGCTTAGTCAGTGATCTATTTAATGGCACTAAATCATCTGGAGAGGTAAATAAAACATTCTCATCTTTTGTTTCTACATATGTCCCATCAGAATCAAAAACTTTATAATTAATTTTTTCCTCTCCTTTATTTAAAAAATCTAACTGATATGTTCTAATTTGTCCCATTATGCTATTCCGTCTTGTTGTACCGCAGCTGATAATAATACCGAATTACTGCCACTGGGGAAAAAGTTAATACTATTTGACCTGGTATTAGCTTTGTTATTAGCTTTAAATTTAACCCTTACAGTTTGAGTTCCAGGAACTCCAGAGCTAGGATTAAATGATAGCCAGGATCTATCTGGCTCTATCCTATAATTTCCATCAGCAGTAACTGAAACGTCAAAATAACCAGAGTTTTGAGCAATCTCATATGTAGGCGATGGACTTAATGAAATAGAAGTAGCTGGAGCTGCGCCTACTGGCTGTCCAGTAACTGTTATTGTAGCGCTCTTATCTGAAACTCCTATAGTACCTGCTATAGTTACTCTTAAAACAGAATCTGAAACTTTAGAAACTGTTAAACTGTCGTAAATAACGCTATTAGAAATGACTGTAACATTACCAGCGCTTTGCCATTTATAGCCAGAGCTGGCGGTAATATCAAAAGTTTTAGTATATGTTTGCCCATCGCCTCCAGCGGCTGAAAAACTAGATGGAGATATGCTTGCATTTGTAGCGCTATCAGTAACGCTAAAACTGTGAGTAAATTGTTGAACATCTGCAGCTCCTGTTAAAACTAAAAGCTCTGTAGTAGATCCTATAGGTCTAGATCCAGTTACAGTTACTATTATTACGTCACCACTTAAAGCGTGAGATACACTAAATCCTCCAGTTACAGATACTCCTGTTAATTGACTAGCCGATGTAAACTCTCCTACATTAGAAAACACATTAAAATTCATTGTAAAAGCATCTCCTACTTCTCCAGCTCCATATGCTAGAGTCCCATTTGCTGGCGATACAATAGCGTTTGTAACATTAAAGTTTGAATCTGCATTAATTCGTAAATCATAAGATACATCCTGCAAAACACTTGGGACATTCAGATCACTATCTGAGCTACTTTCTCCAGTGTCGACTACTGATGGAGGAGTTGTAACATAATTATAAGTGTCTATGTTTAAAACAAAAGCAGCAGATGTATCTGTTTGACCATTAGCATCTTCGCCTGTAACTGTATAGCTGTCTCCATCTTGACTTGAGCTGACTAAACCTAGAGAGTACTCGCCAAAAAATTGATTTGTAGGATCATTTTGCACTACAGTACCGCCACCAGGTAAATTCCAAGTCCATTTAATAACTTCAGTACCTCCATCTTCTACAGCTATTAATCTATAGCTTGTCCCTGTATTATGATACATTTGAGCAACTCCATCAATAGAAACATCTGGAGATCCATATACAGGAGTAGCTACTGGCGCTGCTGGCTCATTAATAACGTCTACTGCGCTAGGCGCTACAGTTCCCTGGACAATCCTATTGTCTATTAAACTTGAGTTATTCACTACATACCATTTAGCAAATGATTGAAATATTCTGCTGTTTGTCATTAGAAGTATATGCTTTAATGCTTGCTTAGCATCCATTAAAATCAAATTCTTATTTGAGAAAATATATCTATCAACTTCTATATCGTGAAATATAGTATCATTTGCAGTAGCTCCATTTTTTCTAATATCATTAGCTATATAAATTTGAAATTCGTGACCAGTTAGTTTTAAAATTTCTTTTAAATAAAAAAACATTTTCTCTTTTGCACTTGCATTATCACTAGGGAAAGGAACGTCAAAAGATTCAAGAGTTCCGAGTCCATCTATAGCTTCCAACTGTATTTCATAAGGCGCAGATACTACTGCTTCTTTATAGCCATCATTTACTATAAAACCCTCCCATATAGGATTAAAAAATACCTCTGATCCGAGTTTGCCATCCCAATTCTGATCAATTAAATTATAAGGTAACTCTTCAGTTTCTAAGTCACTTCCAAAGCTAGTATATTCTAATATTTTTACTTTGTACTCTCGCTCTCCAGATTTATAAAAATCATCATAAATTGTTGTATCTGTAACAAAGAAATTTAAAATACATCTAGAGCCAATTATAGGAGAATAAATATCATCATCTGCATCCCATTTTATTTGTACAGGATTACCAGTACCAATTATTTGAGTTGGCTGTACGCCTGTATTAAAAGGATCTAGTATAAAATCTTTTTGAAGTATTTCTATTTTAAATTTATTTTCCTCTACATCAGAGAAAAAAAGCTCATATTTTAAATTGTATGCCATTATAACAATCTACTACGATTTTTTTCAGCTCGCTGTAAAGCTACTACTAAATCCTGTCCTTGTATTCTAAATTCGCCACCTACGTTTATGTTTTGACCTCCTTGCTGTCCTAGCATTCCCTTTAGCTTATCTAGTGGCGCTATTACTTCTGGATTAGATCTAGCGCCTGTATATTCACCCATAAGTCCAAGAGTAGGAGCTGAAACTATACCACCATTAGCGAATTTTTTGACGTTTTGAATTTGACCTGCGAATGCTTTCATGGCAGCGCCTAATCCTATAGCAGCTAAACCAGCAGCCGCACCGACTATAGGTACTGCAAAAGTTAATGATAATTTAGAAGCTAAAACTGCTGCTGTACCCATTTGCTGCAATAAAGTTCCAATAGTATTTAAAATAACACTTCCAATAGCTGCAAATACATTTTCACCAGTTACAAGAGCATTGCCCAAAGCATCAGATATTCCAATAGCCATGTTAGCAAAATCAAACTCAATCTCTTCAGCTACTTGGTTTGTAGTTTGTTGTAGGCGTTGTAAAGTATTTTTTAAGCCGCTATTTATTTCATCAATATTAGGTGCATTTATTTCAAAATCTATTGTAATGGGTTTAACTCCATCAGCGCTAGTTAAGCCAGCTTCTCCTGTATCACCTCCACTAGCTATAGATCTTACTTTTTTTAATGAATTAGCTAAGTTGTCAGTTTCTGTTTTTAATTTTTTTGTAGGCGTTACAGCTTTCTCAAGTGTCTTTTTTAATTCCTCTTGAGCTTTGGATGCAGCAGCTGCAGAATCGCTTTTTTCTTTAAGAGAAATAGCTAAACTTTCAGCTTGTAATGCTGCAAATTTTACAGGATCTCCTAGAGATTTTATTACATTAAAAAAGGTTTGGATTCTTGATACTGCTGGATTTATCCTATGTAAAAGTTCTATCATGCCTGCAGTAAGTAAAGCGACAGCGCTGGCTATAATGCCCACTGGATTTGCTAGCATAGCTACAGTAAGCGTTTTAAATGCGCTAGCGACTTTTATTAATATAGGCGTAGCTATAGCTAGTCCAGATGCTAATGCGCCTATTCCAGATGACATTGCACCTATAACTATTAGAGTTGGCGCTATAGCAGCAGCAATCCCTCCAATAATTATTATAGTTTTTTTTGTACCATTATCTAAATCTCTAAATTTTTTAAGTACAGCATTTGCTTTTTTAACTAAACTTGTAAAAGCTGGCAGAATAACAGCTCCAAAAAGAGCGCCCAATTCTTTAGTTGTTTCTTGAAATATTCGCATTTGATTTGCAGCTCCACCAGAAGTCCTAGCAAAATCTCCTTGTGCATTTGCTGTTTTTGACATCACAAAATTATAGCGGAGTTGAACTTTTTCAGCTTGAGACATTTGTTTTATAGTTTTTGTAATGCCTTGCTCCATAGCAAATTGCTCTAAATTCACTTGAGTCATTACAATACCTAAACGCTTTAAAGATTCAGTTTCACCTGTAAAAACGCCATTTAAAGCAGTAGTAACCTCTTTAATATTCATGTTTTTAAAAGAAGCTAAATCACCAGCTAGTCCCACTAAAGAAGTCGATAAATCAGCAGCACTATCTACAGACAATCCCATAGAAGTAGACATATCGCCAAATAAAGCAGCCATATCTAAAGCAGTTCCTTGCGCTATTCCAAACTGGTCTAATGTAGTTTTAGCAAAATCCTTGACCTCACTTGAAGCAGATCCGAAAGCTACATCTACTTTATTCATAGATTCCTCAAAGTCGGAAGCCATTTTAATTGCAGCAGCGCCAGCTATTCCTATAGGAAGAGTAAGTCCTACTGCTAAGCGTTTTCCTACTCCAGAAACTCTAGTGCCAAATGATTTTAATTTACCAGATGCAGTATTTAAAGCTCTGTTTAGCTTACTAGCATCCCCTATAATGTCTACTCTTAATTTTTGATCTGCCATACTACAAAAATACTAAAAAAAAAGGCGTTAAAATTTAACACCTTGCTCTATAGCTTTATCTTTAAAATTATTATAATCTTTTTCTGTTCCTTTTGGTTTTTGTGCTTTGTTAAATTTATCTTGAGGTAATGGAAATAATTTTTCTGGTTTGATCATTTGCTGCTTTTTTTGACAGTTGACATTGTGAATCATAGTAGATAAGTAGCGAATCCTTTCCCATTCCAAATTTTGTTTTATCATATACGACTCTCCTAAAAGCTGATTTTCTTTCCAGGTGTATATCCAAAACTTATCTGGATCTATGCCGATTTGCCCTATATAATAATCCTGTAAATCATCCCAAGTTAGAGAATCGGCTACTGCTTTCCCTGGCTGTTAGCTACTTTTTTTTCTTGGCGATCAATTCCCATATTAAGATCATTTCCTAAAATACGAGATTCCATCATAGCGCCTATCATTTTTTCTAGCTCATTCTGATCTATATCCTCTAACCAGTCACCTACCTTAAATTGATTATAATCTATCTCATTACCTTGTTCCTGGTCATTCGCTAAAATTGCTGAATAAACTAAAGCTCTTATAGCAGAAATAGAAACGCCACCAGAAAATAGATCTCCTATTTTATCCAGTGGCACTTTCATAATTTCGGTAAAATTTGCCCAAAAATTCATGCTAAAATGTAGCGTCCTTTCACGCCCACCTAGCTTAGTGGTGTAATACCCTCTCCTTTTGTTTGCCATTATGTTTTATCTTTTATTAAGAATTTGTGCTCTTAGTGATAGAACCTGTCAAAGTTATTGATCCGCTGTAAGATACTGGAGATTCCATCTCAGCACTCATCTCAACACTAGATAAAAACCCTTCAGCAGTATAAACAGCATCGCCAGTGACAGCTGTACCGAATACACAAGTTAATTGAGTTCTAGCTAGTAAGTAATCAGCAAGATTAATAGCATTTGCAGTATCATCATAAGCAACTAATCCATCAAAAGAGATTTCTCCACTCATAACTCCAGCGATTACTTCTTGAAAGCCGCTACTATCTTTAGTAGTCGCTTCTGGAAGATCTCCATTAAGTGTTAATGAGCAGGATGTAGTGTGTCCCAAAGTATTGCTCTCAATTTTTAGGATTAAGTTAGTTCCGTTAAATACGCCTGTCGTAGCCATTAGTTATAAATTTTATACAAATATAGTGATTATTATTTTTTTAATTTTTAGTTAAATATTGAATATATAGCTTTCCAAATCATAAAGAAGATAACTATACCAATAAATATAATTTTACCTTTTCCATAATAGTTTCCGCTATTCCAATTTGTTATTATATAGCTTGTTATTTTTTCCTTAATTAAACTTAAATATTTTTTCATAATTTTCCTTTTGGTGGGTTATTTTTATCATCAAAATCAATAGCGTTTTTTAATAAAATGCGATCCAGCATCATATCTTGATTTTGTAACATTTCTTTTTGCAAATTTATTACCATTTCCTCTAAATTGTCTTTAGCTTTTACTAATAAATCAATTTGTAATTCTTTTTTGTCTAAAGTTAATTTAAGAGCTTCTAAATCATCTTTTTTTGTCCCTGTTATACTTGATATAATTAAAGGAATAGATGCTCCTACAGATCCTAAAAGTAGCATTACAACCTCTTTATTTGTCTCTAGTACTGGAAACTGTATTAGTAAAACTATAATAGAACATATAAACCCAAAAATTAAAACTGATCCTAGAAATCCTCTTATTTCTTTTGCAACGCCATTAGATTTTGAGCTTAGTATATTCATTTCTTTATTTTTTTACTTATAGATAATAACGTATATGCTATCGCTAATAAAAGAGAGATAGCTTGTAGAATAGGATTTATAGAACTAACTGAAAAAGCTAAAGCAACTGCATTCAAACCATAAATCTTTATATCTTCCATTATGCGATTGCTAAATAGATGTAAGTTGCTCCACTTTGATTTACATTTATATTAGTGCTTTTAAATTCTAAACCTTGACTGCTCAATAATAAATCTGTAGTGTAATCTGATTCAGTAGACACTTGGTTAGCATATAAAGCCATACCGTTTGTTCTAACACTATCAAATAACATCCATTGAGAATTTGTATTAGTAGTATTTTTTATTAAAACAAAACGCGGAGTAAAGCCAAAATTTATTTGATTTGCTGTATTTAAAGATTGATTTCCACTATAACTCCCTATCTTTTGATAACCTGTAATAGAGCGGAAAAGATAAGCTACGTGGGATTCTGCATCTGACCTAAAATATTGTTGCCAAACAGTAGAATTTACTGTACTAAATCCATTAGCGTAACTTGTTTCTGTTGAAGTACTATTTAAAGTTAAATATTTACCTGTTCCTACGTCTTTATGGTAAGTGTACCAATCTCCACTATCGGAAGTAGATTTTGAAATAATTAATTCAGGCGCTCCTCCAAGTCCGTGTCCTATTGTTTGTGACGATGCAGGATTTGAAATTGTAAACTTCACAATACTAAACCCTGCAGCAGGATTCGCACTAACTAAACTTGTAATGCTTCCATCTTGGTTTATAGTAGCTAAATTTCTATCGTGGTCTGCTGCTTTCCAATTCCAAGAAATGTATGTATCATTAAGAGTATTAGTATCTCCATCTGAACCTATTGAAAAATTACCATCATTAAAACCTGTAAGTCGGTTAGCATCAAAATTTTCTGCATTAGTAGAATTACTTACAATTCTATTTCCAACACCTCTTATACTATCATACAAACTATGCCATTGAGTACCGCTACGTTCCTTTAACCATACAAAGTCAGGTTTCATACCATTAGACATTGCTATATTTTGAGTACCGCCATCTCCTGTATATGTTTTAGCTTCAAAACTATCCGCTTTAGTAGGTGCTGAAGTATCTGCGTCTTGAGCAAATGCCATAAAGATGAATGTATCTCCACTTTTATTCATCCAATTTGTAGTATTTAATATCTCAAAACCATTAGTATGGAAATTTAATCCGTCTGTTTGAGTATAATCTGCTATATTGTAGTTTGAGAAAAGCGCAAGGTTTCTTGGGTTTGAAGGAGACCTTTTATTATCAATTATAGTCCAACTTAAACCTGTTGTAGTTGTATTTTTTAAAAGCACAAAAGCAGGTTCAAATCCTGTCACTACAAAATTACCACTTGCTCCTGTTCCCACATAAGAGCCGATACGAGAATAACCCTCTACGTTGTGGAAGCAGTAGGCAATATAATCGGTACTTGTACCATTTACAGCAGTAGAACTGCCTAAACTAATTGTAGAAGCATCTACACCTGTAACAAGAGTTGTGCTTGTTGATTCACTATCATCTGTATTTAATCTTAAATTTTTATTCCATCCACCAAGTTGAACTTCGGATTGATAATACCAATCTTCTGTTGCACTTGTTTTTTTAATAATAGTAATTTCTGGTGGTAATGATAAATTATGGCGAATTGTTTTAGAACCACCCCCTCCTGTATACTTTATAATACTAAACCCTGCATCCGCATTAGATCTACCTGTAGTTGCTAATTGACTTCCACTTGCTGAATAACTGAAAGAAGTAGGAGCGTACCAATTCCAAGCAACGTATGTTCTTCCACTAGTGTTGACTTCTCCACCACTACCTGCACCATCTAAACTAAATCCATTTGAAGTTAATGCAACAAAACCATTATAACTTGTACTTGCAGCTGCCGTTGCATCTGAAGAAATTCTACTTGGTTCGCCTCTTACAGAGTCGTGTAACTCGTGGCTTGTTCCATTACTTCTTGATTTTATCCAAGTAAAATCTGGCTGGAAATTTACTGTACCCACTTGATTAGATAAAGAACCTGTAGCTTGTGAACCACCTGTACCTGTATAAGTAATTGTACTAAAATGCTCACTTGGAGTAATAGCAGTTGCACATTGTACTTCGTTATATAAAGTGCCTACTTCTGTGGCTGAAACTGCTTTGTTAAATATTCTTATTTGGTCTAGTGAGCCATTTAGTTTTGAACTTGCAGCAGGTATTCCTTCAAAAGCACCTAACATAAAAGGCACAGTAGATTGATATGCTACACTCCCTGACCAACTTGTTGTAGTAACAGGTGTTCCATTGTCAATATATAAAGACATTGAACTTCCATTATCTATTGTAACTACAACGTGATGAAAATTACCATCATCAACTGTTGCTGTGCTTGTAACTGAAGCTGCTTCTCCTGCTCCGCTATTTAAAATAGCCGACTTTAATGTACCGTTTGCAAGTAATTCTAAATTATGTTCGTATTTAGCTGCACTATCATCTCCTTTAGCATAAAGGTAAGCTGTATCATCTGTTGTTTTTACCCACAAACTAATACTTATTTCGCCTGTTTGAGTTACAGATAAAGGTTGAGAATTACCTAAATTTATTTCACTACTTGTTCCATTAAAACTACCTGCTAATCCGTACTTACCTTCTACATTAAAATCAACTGAAGTAGCTGTTCCGTTATAAGAGCCACTTTCATCCGTAGCATCTGCCATTTTATAATAAGCAATACAAGATGAATCGCCTAATATTTGTAATGTGTCAGTAGTACAAGCACCACCGCCACCTGTTGGCGCACCTGCTATTAATCTTTTATTTATAGCCATAGTTTATTCTTTTTCTATAACGACAGGGAAAAATTTAAATGTGTATTTTAATAATGCTTCGGCAGTTGTTAAAGCGTTTACCTCTGCTATTAATTCATCTGCTCTACTTAATATTTCTAATCTATCACCTACTATATCACTTGGAATAGTTACGTCCCTTTCTGCCTTTCTGATTACATACCAGTCAGTTGGACTTAACAACCTACCTGCTTCAGCATTTATACTTTCTATAAATTGTGCTTTTAGCTTGTCTTTATCGTGGATAGGTTTTGTAGTTACATTATAAGTTGGCTCTCCATCTGCATCTAAAACTGCTTTGCCATCTTCATCAACTATTGGCTCTTTGTGTTCGTAAGTACCTTCTACATCTTTTTTAACTACTGAATAAGTGAAAATCTTTTTCTTACTATTCCACTTAATTTCTGATAGTCCTTCAGTTACTTTGTCGTGTTCTGGAATTACTACATCATAAAAACCAAATACAGTTGCATCTTCAGTTTTTCTAAAATTTAGGTGCAATCCGTTTTCATCTTTCCATTCTAAAGGAAGCCGCCCATAAGTTACTATTTGTCCGTTATCTTTATTTATTCTTGCTTTCATATTATTTTTTTATGGAGTTGTGTCAGATGCGTAAGTTGCTATTGAATAGTGATATTTTTTAGAACCACTAGAATCGTCCGTACATACTATTTGAATTAAATTATCACCACTTCCGTCATAGTTTGTAGAACCTACCTTGTTAAAAGTAGATCCGCTCTCTGCAAAAGTCAAGGCAAAATTTCCTGTAATTATTAAATCTATTACTTGTCCTTGTTTTGCATTAGAAAAAGTTAATGTAGCTGCCCCACTTGCTGATGCTGTAAAAGTTGTAGCTGTGCTAAAATCTAATGCAAAAGAAGTTCCACTACCTAAAGCTGATAGCGCTGTATATCTGTCCTCTAATACGTCATGTGTTACTTTTGTTATTGCCATTTTTTATTTTTTACAAATTTAAGATAATTTTATGTGAGTTACTTCTATGTTATTAGTTCCTGTTTGTGGCGCAGTTGTAAATGTCAAAGTTGTTCCACTTGTCGAATAGTTTGCTTTTGCTTGATAAACTCCATCAATATAAATTTGAAGATTATTTTTATTAGCTGGTTCAGTTGTTAGTGTAAAAGTTGTATCTGATCCATCTCCATTAAATGTATCTACTTCTATACTAGGTGTCCCTCCTATAGCTACTGCATGAGTGACCTCAATATTTCCAGTTCCAGCTGCTGGAGCTGTACTAAAAGTCAAAGTCGTTCCGCTTGTAGAATAATTACTTTTTGACTGATAAACTCCATTTATATATACTTGTAAATTGTTTTCATTTACTATAGTGTTTGATAATGTAAAAGCAGTTGTCGAATTATTACCATTAAAAGTTTCTACATTTATTGTAGTAGCTCCGCCACCACTAGAAGCAATCCAGGTAAAACCACTAGAAGCGCTATCATAACTTAAAACATAGTTATCAGTTGGCGAATTAGTAGCGTTTAAATGCTCCTCATCTATACTTCCAGCAGCATAATGCTCTGAATCTATAGAGTCATCAGCAATATTACTACCATCTACTTTATCAGATCCTATAGCTGTAACACCGCTAGAATTAATAGTAATATCTCCAGACATTGCTACATCTGTAAAATCAGTTCCATCTGATATTAAAACAGTGCCAGCCACTGAAGCATTTAGATTATCATCAAATTGCGCTATTTTTGGCGCAGTAACTGCATCGCTTTGCAATGCGCCTGTATCTACTAAATTAGATAAATCAGCGCTAATAGTTACGCCTGTTATACTAATTCCAGTTCCAGCGCTTACAGTATCCTGTTTACTGTCTATCTGGGTTTGTATAGCAGATGAAACACCACTAACATACCCCAACTCAGTTGATGTAGTAGCTGAAACAGCAATTTTACCAGATGAATTAGATATAACCGCCTTTGATGCTGTAAGATCAGCGCCAGTTATTGTAGTAGCTGCGCCTGTTATAGTATTTTCTTTTGCGTCTATTTGCGTTTGTATAGCTGAAGTGACTCCACTAACATAACCTAGCTCAGTGTCAGAAGTTGTACTAACTGCTACCTTTCCAGAAGAGTTGGAAATAACTGCTTTTGAAGCTGTTAAATTTGCACCAGTTATAGTAGTGGCTGCGCCTGTTATAGTATCCTCTTTGTCGTTTATCAAATTGGTTATTGTAGTGCTAAAATTAGCATCATCATTTAACGCTGCAGCTATTTCGTTTAAGGTGTCTAAAGCACCAGGAGCTGAATCTATTAGGTTTGTGACCTGGGTATTTACATACGTTTCAGAAGCTATTTGCTTAAACCCTGTATCAAAATATTCTAATTTAGATAAAGTACTATTATATCTTATTAAACCAGCTGATCCTGTAGGTCTATTGGCATTAGTTCCTGTAGGTAATGCTATTCCATCACTTTTAGATGATACATCTAAAGAGTATGTAGCTCCAGCTCCAATACCTACTACGCCATCTGTATCTATAAATAACCCAAAGTCATTCCCATCTCCATCTGATAGCTGTTTGGCGCTAGATCCAGCTTCGGTATTATCAGTAACTTTTACTAGAGATTTATAAGTATCTTTTATCTTTTTACCAGTGAGCGTTGTACCCATATTTTATTTTTTACAAATTTACTAATTTTTACTCATCCCATTCTGAGTTTAAGATATTCCAATTTATGTTTTTAAAATCCCAAAGCTCATCAGTGAATTTTTTAATTATAGTCCTTATTTTAGTTACGCTTTTTAACCTGCTTGCATTGTTGTTTGAGTTTCCTAAAGCCATTTTATCTATGTAAATAACAAATAACAATACCGCCACTTATAGAAACATTGGTAAAATCTCCATATATTATATGACCTTCTTTAAAATCTAAACTTGTTATGGAACTATCTCCAGAGCTTATATTAGAAGTCAGTGTTAAAACTGAATCCTTTAAACAGTGAATGGTACAAAAATTTTCTCCTGCAGCTGTAGACGTAGTAGCATCTTCATCCAATAATCTAAAACCGAAATCACCAAATGACAATCTATGATAGTGATTTGCACTATAAAGCTGTTTAGTACCTGCCATACTTTTTTAATTTTTACCTTGTCCTTTATACTTTTTTTTATACCCCTTGCTTCCTTTTGTCCTACTAGCATTTTTACTATGTATGCCAGGTCTTTTTTTCTTTGATTTTTTTCTATAATTATATGTAATATTTTTAGCCACTATTTAGTTTTGTCTTTTAGTTTCTCAAAAGTTCTTAAACCTCCAAGTCCGAGCATACCCATTAAAACAGTAAAAAGAGAATTAGTGTCAAATTCAACTGGCTCAATATCGGTATAAGCTATAAGTAATGGCATTACTATATAATGAAAACCAAAAGCAGCTGCGCAAATCCAGCCGACCATTGGTCTCCAGCCACTTACAAATATATTACGATTCTGCGCCTCAACTTTATTAATCTCTGCCTGCAGCTCTATAAGACGCTGCGGATCTAATTCCTTACCTTTTATAGCTTCTCTAATATCTAAAGCTAATCCTCCTATATTAGAACGACCAGATTCGCTTTTTCCTAAAAGTGATAATAACATTTTAAGCATATAACTCGTATGTAGTTTTTTTACCTTTTTTTATAGCTTTTAATACTCTATTTCTATTACCATTCACTCCTACATAAGAAATATGAATCCAATTTGGCTCATCATCATCTCCATGTTCCCAGATAAGCTGGTCAAAATCTAAATTATCCTTTATATAATGAAATAACTCTGCATTAGTTTTATCACCCATAGCATCAATGTCAATAGCTTGACCTTTAGTGTGTTGACTTGTAGATCCATTTGATCCTATAGCTTCACAAAGCTCTGGCGATCTATAAAAGCTATTTACTTTTATTGGCTCTGATGCCCATTCTCTAAGCGGTTCAAATACATTTTTTGCTAGTTTTTTCATATTTTGTATAGCCGATTCATCTGGAATATTTTCTATTTCTTTTTTCTTTGCTGTCGCTGACCTTATCGCCTCCCCCCAGCTTATATGTTTGCTTATATATCTCATTTTAATTTATTTATGATGTTTTTTGTACCCTATTTTCAAGCGTTATTATCGCTTTATAAAATGTTTTATCCTGGTCTACATCTTCTAAGTATCTAATCTTATCTATAGTGCTAGTATAGACATTAAAATTATTGGCGCTTAGATCAAAATAGCCACTAGATCTAGTCCTAATTATATTTACTATGCTTGAAGCTATTTGATTTGCTTGTAGCTCTCCTCCAGTATCACCTACAAAAGAAGTAACTACATCAATCCTAGTAGTACAAATAACATTAAATGAAGTTTGATTTTCATCTATCTCCTCAGTATCTACAGAATATACCTTTATAAATGGCTCTGAAGCGTTTTGCGGCACTTTATTGTATACAGGCACTTGACTGCTGTCTACTGTAATTGCACCAGTTAGAAGTGTTATAATCTTCTGTCTTATAAAATGTATAGCTTCATTCATTTAGTAATTTTTTTATTCTTTTATCTATACTGTCAATCATTTCCCTAATACCTTTATTTACATTAGGATAGAAAAAAGGTATAACTCCTCCCCTTCTAGGTTTACCTCCGCCAAATTCTACATATCCAGAATAGGGCGCATCAGATCTGATTTCTGCTTTTTTATTATTTACTACTGCTTTTATATTTCGTTTTAGATTACCAGTTTTAAATGGCGCATCATCTTTTATATCTTTAGCCATAAATAAAGCACCTTTACCTATTTCAGTATGCAAAACATTTTTATCTATGCTTCTTAATTTTTCAAAGCGAAATTGTAACCTTTTTAAATCTTTTTTATTAAGCTGCATTTAATCTCTTTTTGTTGCTGATATTTTAACAAATTTATTTTTAAACCCTTCAAAAATACCTGTTATTCTATAATCTCCAGCTTTACTTTGAATTTTTAAAATAGTAGATTCATTTATACTATTAGCATCAAAAGTTTTATCTCTTATAATAATATCAATATCTAAGTATCTACCTCTGGTATATTCATTAGTTTGTATGTCTCCTTTAACCTCTCTAACATATGCCCATATTGTTGCAGCTACGCTAGCTGTAGATGTAAAGCCACCAAATCCATCGGCTGTTTTGCTTAGAGTTTTAATTTCTACTCTAGTGTCTAATTTGCCAGCATCCATTAAATAAAAGCATTTTTATAAGGAGCTAAAATATGCTCTACATTAGTAGGAATCTCAACAAAAGAAACTCCCTGCATTACTATAAAGTCAGCTCTATTATCGTATATACTTGAAACAAACTGCAAAATAGCTTGCTGTAAAAGCGCATCATCTAAACCAGCTGTAGTATATGTTACTATAATTTCTTTATTTGTACCTAAATTATCAAGCTCAATAATATCCTCATTTATTCCATAAGTAGTATAGCTAGAACTAACACCTTCTACAGTTACTGAGGCAATGCTGGCGATAGGTGAAAATGGTATTTCAAACCTGCTGCTGGCTTTTTCTAAATAATATTTTCTGGTTTTTGCTACAATGTCTTTACCTATATAATTCTCGCACCAGATGCGTGCTTGCTTTATCATATTACCTAGCAGCGCATCATCATCGCTAGTATCTATTCTGATAAAGTTTTTAGCATCAGATACTGTAACTATCTCTGATCCAGTAGTAGCTGTTATTTTAGCTTGAGGCATTATTTCTTGGATTTAGTGATTCTTTTTTTTGGAGTTTTAGCTTCTTTAGTTTCTTTAGCTGCCTTCTCTTCTTTATATTCTATACCTATTCCCTTTTGGATATAGTGTCTAGCTACTTTAGAATCTAGTGTAATTATTTCTCCTTCTTTGCGCCATCCAGTACTAGAATAGACATCTTTAATAATTTTGATTTTCATATTTTATTATTTAAAGCAAAGATAAAAAAAAAGCGCCACCTAGTAGGAAGCGCCTTTCAAATCAAACAAACTATGAACGAAAAAATTCTATTCAAATGCAAAGTTATTAAAATATTTTTTATTCTTGCCAGTTAGTGAAACTCTAATTGACTGCATTTCTCCATTATTTTTAAAAACAAACCAGCCGCTAAAAAACTCGCTCCAAACAGCAAAGTAGTCAATTTTTTCTTTAGAGTAGTAGCGCTTATTGTTTTGCAATGGAATATGTACACTATTATGTCTATCATTATCTGGCGTTTTAATTGATGATTTTATCTGGAGTTTTAAAAGATTTTTCCCAGTGTCTACAATACAGTCGTAAAGAGAGGAATCCATTAATGGCATAGAAACCTGGTAACCTCGTTTCATGCACTCAGTAGCAAATAAATACTCTGCTAAGCATCCTCTCTGATTGTTATCCACGAAATCAAAGCTACAAAAAAAACCCTAGACAGTATTTCGCCCAGGGTTTTTAACTAAAAACAAATGAAAAAAATCACAACATGAATGCATCAAAGCATTGTGAACTGCAAATATCATCGCCATAGCTAGGTTTATCACAAACCCTGCAATAACCCCCCTCATAATCATCTGGAGGAGTGTAACCACTAGCTATATAATTATTTTTTATAAAAGTCATTTTATCTATTCTTTATCGCTTCTAATCTGTTTGATATGTCCATTATCTTATCACTAAGATAGTAATAATCCGCTGGAGTCATTTTACCTGTAATATTCTGAATACTATTAAGATAAAATTCTTGAGGATCAATTTCTCTATTATGAATACTAGGTTTATTCTTTGCCATATCTAATCATAATAAACGCTAAAATATACATAGCTAAAGCATCCCATGCTGCCTGGTATCTAATGCCCAGGGATGTACCCCAGGCAAAAAATCCCAGTATTAAAGCAGATCTAACCTTTTGCTGCAAATCCACATTAACTAAATTTAATAATTAACCATAATTCTAAAGCTCCATACATACTTGCAAAAGCAATTAAATTTAATAGCAAACCCTGTAATAATATCCTGGGTTTAAACATTTCTGATAAAACTATATATTCATCAGATTTTTTGAATTTTTGAATCTTATTTTTCATATTTAATAATGTTTGTTTCCTCGAAATTACAAATTAATTTGGAAATTCCAAATATATGAGGAAAGTTATTTCTAGACAATAAAAAAAGGGTATCCTAAAAAAAGACACCCTTTTAATCAAATTTAGCATTATGCTAATCTACTCTATATAGCTTCTTATGAAGTTTCTAAAGCAGTTTTAGCAGTGCTAAACGTACCTTGAACAATAGCGTTTGGCTGATAATTAGTCAAAGCTACTCTTTCCATTGCACGAACAGTCACAAAGTTTTTCTGGAAGTTATCGCTATCTTCTCTAGAAAACTCTACAGCTAGATTCTCACGAATCCAAAGCTGAGTCGCTTGACGTAAATTACCTACTAAAAACTTCCCATTAGGTACAGCAGTATTTACTGTAACAGGAACTCCATTGATTGTTGGCTGAATACCGCTGAAAATCTGATTTCTCAAATATTCATTTGCAGTAGATTTCAGTAAAATCATTTTATGAAGATCAGTTGGATTTAATAAAATGCTATCAGCTTGATAGTTTAATAAACCTAATTGATTTAGAGCTACTACTAATACATCAAATTCATTAGCTGATTCTATCGCGTGATAAAATAAACCTCCAGCAGATGTAGTGAAAGCAGTTCCATCAGTAAATAAACCATCTAAATTTGGAGATGATCCGTCACCATTAAGGATTTCAGTATCCTCTACAGAAAGTACTTTTTCAGGTACTCTAGCAGATAGATAAGAAGTTAGCTGTTTTACATCATCAAGCATTTCTCCAGTTATTCTCATGTAAGTACCGATTTTCTCGACATTTACAGAAGTTGCAACTAGATTAAAATCTGACTGACCAAATGCAGCAGCTTCAGCAGTTGCAGCAGCGTTATCACTATAAGCAGATTCTTTTGGGAATCTAATAGTTTGCGCATCAGTAGAACCTTGAGGAATTAAAGAGCGGATGTGAGTTGATCTACTAGGATCAAACTTAATTGCATCTACTACAGTTTCTCCAGCTACTACTCCAGTAATATCAGCTCCTATAGACATATCAGCTTTCACCTCAAATCTAGCAGCGTTAGAATTACCTTTAGTCATTGCTTCGATAGCACCTTCATTTAATGCGCCTTCGATAGCTGACTTAAATGATTGCTGAGAAGCGCCAGAAAGTGTTTTCTTAGCAGCTAGCTCCATTTCATCCATTCTCTTATTAAGAGCATCATTTTTCTCTACATATTGTGTAGTTAAATTATCAATCTCTGATTTAAGAGATGATTCCATTTCACCTTTGGCGTTATCTTTTGCCTGGTTAAATGCTTTCTCGATTCTTTCGTCAACAATGTTGCCAATTTGATCGAGTTCTTTTTTTACATTATCCTCCATTATTATTTTTTTAGAGTGTTAAACAAATAATTATAAATATCGCTATTGTCTGCTTTTACCTCGATCGGCTCAGTGACTTGTATATCAGTCGGCTGAGTGACATTAACATAAATAGATTTTAGCTTTAATATTTCCGCCTCTAAGGCGTATCCCAGATCATCAGAGATTTCTCCCTTTCTGATTAATTGAGCGAGTTTATCGAATCTTTTAGCAATTTTTTCTGGATCTACGTTTCCTTTTACATCCATAATCATTGCCTGGTCGTTTGCTGCAAGTGTTACAGCTGAGATCTCAAACAGTTTCACCTCATTTAAGTGACGATACCCATCAGATCCCATTTCTTTTTGTAATGGCAAAATCCCTACAGAATTTTCAGTAATAACTCCAGCTTTCATTAATTCGACTACATCTTTACCTAATTGTGTTTTAGGTATATGCGCCTCAAATATTAAACCTTTGTCATCCTCTTCGAGATTTACCATTTTCCCCAGTGGCTTATCCATATCGTGCTGATATAAATATTTAACCCTTCTGGCGTTTTCTTGTATTGTTTTTTTGTATGCTCCCTTATTAATTACATCTCCATCGCTGTCGACATTACCAAAAACAGATCCATATCCCTTGACAACTCCAGCAGAAGTGTCTGCATCTAGCAGCTCTCCTATCTGAGTTGATTTATAAATGATTGTATTCATATTGCAAATATATTAATTCTAAAATTTATCGTAATTATCGCCTGGTTTATGTAAACCTCCGCCATATGGTTCTACTATAATAGTAAAACCTTCTGGAAACTCATCAAACTCATTATCTAAGTTAATTTTTTGATTTTTATTCATTGATTTATTATTTCTTTTTTTCCAATACCTTTTCATCATCTCAGCTACATCCTTAGATATTTGTCTAGGATTTTCTGAGTTATAAAATTCAGCTAATGATTCAGCTATAAATTCTTTTTCATTATAGCTGCCATACTCAGACAAGTTGTTTTTAACATATGCATTTGCTTTAAATGGTTTAGAAAGCGAATTTGATATATAGTCCTCCCCTTTGCCTCTAGTCCTTTCATAATATTTTATAAACTCTGGCTCTTTAAAAAACTGTATTTGATCATCTAAAGCGTGTCCAATTTCATGTATAGAAGTATGTTTAAATGTATTTGTCTCACTTCCTTTTGACCACCATTCAAGCTGCCTCATTTTTTTTCCTTCATCTACTGCTTTGTTAAAACCTCTTTTAGAGTAATTATTTTTTGAAACTATACCTCTATACTTTGATAAATTAACATCAATACCATAAGCGCCCCATTTAAAGTTTTTCCCAGAATGAAATGCAGCTGTAGCATTTGATGTCTGTATATGTAAAATTTTCCTTAATCTCTTTATAAGAGATTTATCATATCTATCAACACCATAAAATTCTGACATTTTTTTGTAATATCGTGACTTTTTTATCTGGATCATTACATCATCCAAAACAGCTTGTCTGTATTTTGGTAAAGTTGCTAAGGTTTCAACTTTTAATCCTGGGAACTCAGATTGCATTTTACGAATGCTATTTACAAAATCATTAGCTATTCTTTGATCCATTCCTTTTAAATCTGTAAATTTACCGCCTAAATTATTTGCAAAGTAATCCTCTGCCTCTTTAATACTTTTAAATGCTATATCATCAGCTTTTTCTGTTACCTCCTCGACCACTTCTCTTACTGGCTTTAATATACTTAGAGAGCTACCAGTTGGCGGCTTTGGAGGTTTAGTTCCAGGCAGAGTTCCTGGAGTTGGCACTCCAAATCCTTCTATAGTTCCTGCAGCTTGAGCATCTGGTTTAGGAAATGGCGCAGTTGAGCATCTGCAATTAACTACATTTTTAGCACTTCCTGCTGGATCTCCAGGATTAAATAATAATTCCCCCCCTACCTTAAATCTTCCTTTAAAATCTACTATTTGCCCATCAGCAGCTCTATGCGCTGGTCTTTCTCTGCCATCTAAAGCGGTCATCCATTCCTTTTGCAAATTGTCTTGACCAAACATATCTGTAGCGCTTTGAAGTGTCGCAAAGTTTGCAGCGTTTGTAGCTTCAGTTCTCACTAATCTCTCTGCCTGGCTCTTAGAATATTGTCCGAACTTCTGGCGTAATATCCTACTGGCTTCTCTCTCATTCATTACCATAAACTCTGGATCTGATGAAAGTCGTTTAAATACTTTTACAAGAGTTGCTTTTGCAGTTCCAGAAACAAGTGTAACCCTTTCGGCTGCTATTTGTTGACTTACATTGTTAAATCTTTCCGCCCATATATCTGTATAACCAGATACATCTGTTTGTTTAGAAACTACTTTATCAAAGTTTTTAGCATACCATTTTGCAAACTTGACTCCAATGTTTACATATATCTGGCTATAAATATCTGCTATATCCGCCACTCTAAATAGGTTATCGAATCCAGTGGTTTTATTCATTTTTAAAAACCCATCAATAGCTTGCCTATATTGGTCATCGTAATATTTACGAACCTTTGCAAACTCTTTTGATTCTGAACTAGATAGAACCTTATCGAAGTTATCCTTCCAGGATTGTTTTGCTTTTTTTAGCATTACCCTTCATTTTCCGCTATTTTTTTTGCCCAGGATACCATAGCAGCACCCCCCCAGAGATTATAAGCTACATAACCTTTATCCTTCCAAGGCGTATCTTTAAATTCATCTGCTATTTTAGCGTTTTCTATATGGCGTGCTAAAAAGCTATTAACTCTTTTTACAGTTGATAAACTAATGGTTTCTCTATTAGCTAACTGGTTTGCTCTCTGCCATCCTACAGCAGTCCCACCTTTTACCTCATCTCTGCCATACTTCTCTCTCCATTCTAGCATCCTCCTGGCATTATTAGTAGCACCTTGCGGATAATCTTTATAAGTATCTTCTTTTGTTTCTATAGAATTAAAATCTATTTGTTCGTTAAATCCCTGTTCCTGTCTTTGAGCTGCATAAAATTCCTCTAGTCGATTGTTTTTAGCAGCTTCATATTCTGCATGAGTTGCAAAAGGCATATATACAGTAGATCCATTAAACATATGCTCATGGTATCCAGATCCTCCCATTTCTATAGCTCTTGCTTGAGCTTCTGCTATAGTAGTGTATGTATCTACTGTATTAATTACTTGAGATTTAAACATCTGAGATATATCTACATCTATTTTTTTATCTTCAATCTCTGGGATAATTTCGCCATCTATTGGTAGTAAATTCGCAGGTACATAATAATCATTTAACTTAGTGTTATCATCATCCATGCCATAGCTCATAGCAGCTCTTTTTTCATTAGGAGTTAGCCACCACGCTTGAGACATTTGTCCCACTACCTTATCCATCTCCTCTTGAAGCTCTGG